ACTGACAGAAATCTTAGATATATCAATAAATATGATGATTCTTATATAATTCAAAAATTAAATAAAGAATTTAAAGATAATAAAAATAATACTTTATCACAAAATGTTTTGGAAGATCAATATCTTCTTGTTGAGAATGATTATAAACAGAAACTCGATAGTTTATATTATAAAGATGGTAAAATTATAGACAATATAATTAAGAAAGAAAAGAATCCTTTTATTCTTCCTCCATGTATAAACAAAAATGGTGTTCCTGAAATTTTCAAAACAGGAGATAAGATATTTGATAGAATAGTATATTCTAATAAAGATTTTATAAATTTTTATGATTCAACTGAAACTTTAAACAGAACTATTGATTTTGAAAGGGTAGATAAATTGAATCAAGAAATAACTGAGTTAAATAAAGAAATAAGCGTATTTGGCTATGATGTTTATAGGAAATTTAAAAGATATTCTTATAAAAAGTTATCACAAATTGATATTGATCCTAATTTAAAAAATTTGATATTAAAAATGAGATCCAAATCTTCAGAATATTCCAAGTGTATAACAGTAAGTGGCAAAAGATTTAGAAATAAAATCACTGTGAATAAGGAATTTTTAGACGATTTCAAATCTATAGCTTTAAGAAATTTTTCTAAAGATCACTCTAAAATAGAAGTTACACCTTCAGCATTTGAGGATGAAGGATTTAAGAAAGCCAAAGAAAATGTATTTTCATTATATAATTCTCTTTTTAATTTTATAGATTGTGATATAGATAATCCAATAATATCTGCTGAACCTACTGGCAAAGGATTATTAGGTATATGTAATCAGATGAAAAATTTAACTACAGAAACATTTGACTTATATCTAAAAAATACTCTTTTAATGAGCTCTTTAACTTTATGGTCTAGAATATCTTACTCTATTATGTATTATTCTATGGTATCTTCCTCTAAAAATAATTTTTTTATTGAAAATTGTGGATCTGAAAATGTAATATTAATTGTCAAAGGCGGTAAGAGGATAATGTCAACTAAAATGAGCAGATTTTTTACAATATTAATTGAAGTTAATTCAGAAACATCAAAATTTTTCCAAAATACATCAACATCTTTAATATCTAATGGCAATAAAAAATATGCATTATATCCTTGGAGACAGTTAAGAATAGAATATTTGAAGAATTATTTAGAATTACCTTATAAATTTTCTGCTTATTTTTTAGGATCATTTTTAGAGAGCAATTTAGACATAGATAACTTTAAAAATTTTATAATGACTAAGGTTTTATTAATGTTATCACAAAAAAGAAAATTAGAGAATTGGAGTGGAAATTTCAGATATCTTTATTTTAACAGTTTTGGCACTCATACATATGTTCTTGAATTGATTAAAAGTATGCCTATACATGAAGGAGATATGCTTCAATTATTTTTACAAAGATCTTTTATTGAAAATTATAAATATTTATATCTGTATGCAAAAGAAGGTAAACTTTTAGACATATCTTCTTGTTCTTATGTTGAGAATCAAGATTTGTGTGCTGAAAAATTTGATGAACACATATTCATGACAAAATCTCCTTTCAATCCTTTAAATGAATACTTAAAAAATGTTAGATCTGTTTTAGGAATACATAAAGAATTTTGTGATTATGTAGGTGAATTAAGTGTAGAAAATATTCATAATAAGACAGCAGTTGATATTTATGATGATGACGTTATAGATAAATCATTTGAAAATGATTTCAAATTTTGTCCAGAATTATGCTTTGCAATAGGAAATTATGCATCTGATTTTCTTAGTGAAATAACAAATAAACAAGAATTAACAGAAAAATTCAATTCTATTTTGTCGAAAAGTTTTAATGAAATATCTACTTCTAAAGGTATGAGATATGAAGAAGGATCTTTTTGGGGATATAAAGGTCATACTGCTTTAGCTGATTTCTTAAAAAAAGATAAATTAAATGTTTATGAATTGATTAGAAAACATCTCGAAGATCCTGTAGATTATGAAAAATTTATTAGAGATCATAATATAACATATAAGGATGTTATTGAAACTATAGAATCAGGTCTCTCATTTGATATGGATAGTAAAAAACAATATAAAGGCAGCAGAGAAACTTATACTATGGAAATGAAAACTAAAATTAGACAGCAACCTTTAGAACAATTTTTTAAATTTCTCTGTACAAAAACACCTAATGAGCTTATTCATAAAAAAAGTAGTGTAAGACCTAAATTTATACATTCAAAAATTTTTGAAGGTAAAGGAGAAGGTGAAATGTTATATGCGACATTAGATTGTTCTAAATGGGCACCAAAATCTAATTTATATAAATACTTATATTTTATTCTAGGTATGAGAAATATTCTACCTGAAAATTTCATAAGATATTTTATCGATATTTGGTCATTAATGTTTGAAAAAAGATTATATTTCAAACCAGGTATTAAGTATAAATTAATGAAAAACAATAATACAAAAGAATTGGCTGGATTTTTAATTGAAGATGAAGAGAAATCATTATCTAGAATAAATCTTTTAAAATTTAAAAAAGAGAAAAGAAATAAACTTTTCACTGATGAAGATTTAGAACAAAATAAAGTATATTATATAAATATGCCTTATAGTTTTATGATGGGAATCTATAATTATCTATCATCATTTTTCCATGCAATTAGTCAAAATTATTTTGCAGATAAGATTATAAAATCTAGAGGAGTAGATTTCCATCTAATGGCTCATAGTGATGATAGTGGTGGTGTAGTTATTGCTAAAAATTATGAAAAATGTGTAGAGGCAATGGGATATTATGAAAAATATCAAAAAATGTTAAATCACTTAATATCTAGGAAAAAGAGTTCTTTTTCTAAAGATTCATTTGAGATCATTTCTATTATGTATAGAAAGAAAAGATTTATTCCTATGACTCATAAATTCTTTTCTAATTTAAATTTACAGATAGGTGGTACTGGTTGGTATGAAGATATATCTAATATTATAAGTAAAGTAATAGAGGTTCATTCTAATGGTGCAACCATGCTACAATGTTATATAGTACAATTAATATTTTCTGAAATGTATAGAAGAATTTATCATCTACCAAATTCTACAAAATTATCTAGTGTTCCATTAGCTTTTGGTGGAGTTTATTTAGGACATCCAATGCATATTATATTCTTAGGCACAAATTGTCAAGAAAAAATGTTAGATTTACTTGAAAGTGATGAAGAAAAAAGATATAGAATAAATACCTATAAAACTTTATCAAATTATTATATTAGAGGTAAAGGAGCTGAATTAAAATATAAACTACCTTATTATGTTAGAAATACAGATAAATTATACTTTACAGATGAAGAAGATTCATTATTGAATGCATATTCTCAATTACCTTATTCTGATACCATAAGTCATCTTACAAGATATTATAATACTTTAAAGAACAATAAATTTATTTATAGTTTAAATGGTATTGATAGTGACATATTAATGCTTTGTACTATGTTCTATAACTGTGATGTATTATTAGATAATGGAACAATTAAATTAAAAAGGTTAGTTGAAGTGTATTTACTGAAGTTTGTAATATTAAAAAATAATGAAGAAGAGATTAAAGAAGATATAGATTTTAAAACACCTGATTCTTTTGATCTTTATATCAAGAATTCAGAATCTATAAAATATGATTTAGATGATATTAATATAGATAGTGTCAGAACATGTAAGCCATTAACTTACACTACTATAAATATTATGAATTTAAAATTGAATTTTAAACAAGTTTCAGAAGTATTAGCAGTAGTAAAAAATGAGAAAATAAAGAATATCTTTTATAATAAAGAAAAAGTAGATATTCTAAAGAAATGGTTATTGGAAAATATTTACGGATATGATGAAGGTGAGAAAATAGATATGTTAAATTATATTACTAGAAATGATTTTGAATCTTCTAGAAGTGTATATATATTTATGCCTAGTGGTGTTTCTACAGATACTAGTGAAAGATTTTTTACATATAATATAATGTATAATACAAGGAGATATAAGATTTCAAATAAAAAACCCCAATATTATACATCAGAGAGTTTTGATCATCTAAGTTATCAGTCAATAACAATTAGGCACTTTTATCTAAATCTTAAAATAATTCTAGAAAATATTAATACCAAAAATTTTAATAGAATTTTTAAATTAACTTGTGATAATATTAAAAATTGTAAATGTTGTCCAAAAACTAGTAAAGATAATTTTCATAATTTTATAGAAAATGATGATAAAATTAAATTATTCTCTAATATAAATTTAGGTCTTCCTTTTGCAATCTATAGAAGAAGACAAATTAGAGGTAAAACTGTTTGGTATGGATCTTCAGATTTCGAATTAAATGATAATGGTTACAAAATAACTCATAATGTGGAAGGATCATTAATTAAAGTTAAATTTTTTATTGAAGATGAAAATTATTTAAAATATGCTTATATGATATACACTATATTTTGTGATAGCAGAGGTATTATGACTCCAAATATAATAAGAGAACTTACACCTATCTCACTAAAAAGAATAGCTTTTAGTGATTCTTGGACTCCTTATATATGTTTTGGTAATACTTTTGAAATGGTGTTAGAAAATAGTGAAGTAGAATTTAAAAATAATTTAATGCCTTTAGTAGAAAAGACTGATAAATTTAGATATTCTTATGATGGTTATAACATTGATATGAATTTGTTAAATGTAAATAGTATAAGTCCTGAATTCTATAAAAAGCATAATATTGAAGAAGTAAATAGTGCATTATTTACTAAAAC